TTCTGACTGGACACACAGCACCAGCTATTACATCGACGTATCTACTGGTCTCACAGCTTACGCTGAAGACACTGTAGTTGCTGCTGACGTATTCACTGACGCTGGCTTCCGTGCCTTGATCAAACTCATGGACGATGCTGATACCCCAATGGATGGTCGTTTCTTCGCAGTTCCTCCATCACTTCGTGCAGCTATCATGGGTATTGATCGTTACAACAGTTCTGATTTCGTTGATGGTCGTGGTGTAAACAACGGTCAGATCGGTCAGTTATATGGTATCGACATCTATGTAACAAGCAATGCTCCAATCATTGAGACTGATGCTAACAACAGCGTTGGTGGCGATGTTAAAGCAGCTATCTTGGCTCATAAAGATACCATGGTTCTTGCTGAGCAGATGTCTGTTCGTTCACAGACTCAGTACAAACAAGAGTATTTATCTACTCTGTACACTGCTGACACCCTCTACGGTGTTAAAGTAGTACGTCCTGAGACTGGCTTTGTATTAGCTGTTAACGGCTAATAGTAGTTCCTAAGACTCTCCAGCTACGGCTGGGGAGTTTTCTTTAAGTGCATTCGCTGAGTGTATTTAAACAAATATAGGAGATAGATCTTGGCAATTTATCGTGGAGCAGGTGGCTCTGGTGACGCAATCAATGATGCTTCTAGCGAAGCTCTATTAACTGTACAGGCTAAGAATGCTGCATTAGCTGCTCAAACTGCTGCAGAAACTGCACAGACTGCAGCACAATTAGCAGAAACTAACGCAGAAACTGCAGAAACAAATGCAGAAACTGCTGCGACTAATGCTGCTTCGTCAGCTTCCGCAGCTTCAACATCTGCTTCTAATGCGTCTACCTCAGCAAGCAACGCTTCTAGTTCTGCAAGTGCTGCATCTACGTCTGCAAGCAATGCTTCGACATCTGCTACTAACGCTAGTAACTCAGCGTCTGCTGCGTCTACTTCAGCAACTAACGCTTCAAACTCTGCTTCTGCAGCAAGTACTTCTGCATCTAACGCAAGCACTTCAGCTACGAATGCAAGTAACTCTGCGTCTGCTGCTGCGACTTCTGCAACAAATGCTGCAGCTTCCTACGACGCATTCGATGATCGATACTTAGGATCTAAGTCATCCAATCCCACAGTAGATAATGATGGTAATGCTCTTCTTGCAGGAGCTTTATACTATAACACTACTGCTCCAGAGATGCGTGTGTATAATGGCACAAGCTGGACATTCATTGGTTCTGGTGCATCCGCTGGTGTTGAGTCATTTAACACTCGTACTGGTGCTATAACTCTTACATCTTCTGATGTAACAACAGCACTCACATACACTCCCCTAGCCCCTTCTGCGATTGGAACAACTGTCCAAGCATACGATGCACAGTTAGCAGATGTTGCTGGTTTAACTCCTACGGATAATAACTTCATTGTTGGTAACGGTACTAACTTTGTTGCTGAGTCTGGCTCTACTGCTAGAACTAGTTTAGGCTTAGGCACTATTGCTACGCAAGACGCAAGCAATGTCACTATCACTGGTGGTTCAGTTTCAGGTATTACTGATTTAGCAATTGCTGATGGAGGCACTGGTGCTTCTGATACTGCTACTGCGAGAACTAATTTAGGATTAGCAATCGGTACTAATGTACAAGCATGGGATGCTGACTTAGATACTTGGGCTACAAAGACTGCTCCTTCAGGAACTGTTGTTGGTACTTCTGATTCACAGACAGTAACAAACAAGACTATTGCACTTGGTAGTAATACCGTATCTGGAACTTTAGTACAATTTAACACTGCAGTTACTGACGCAGATCTTGTATCTTTAGCTGGTTCTGAGACACTAACTAATAAAACTTTAACAAGTCCAACTATTAATACTGCTACTATCTCTGGCGGGACAATTAATAATACTGCAATTGGCGGGACAACTGCTGCTGCTGGAAAATTTACAACCTTAGAAGCTACTGGTGTTACTACAGTTTCAGCAGGAACAGTTTCCGCACCTGCGATTACTACAACTGGTGATACAAACACAGGTATATTCTTCCCAGCAGCTGACACTATTGCTTTCTCTGAAGGTGGTACAGAAACTCTTCGTATTACTTCTGCTGGTGGTGTATCTTTTGGTTCTAGTGGAACAGCATATGGAACTTCTGGACAAGTATTACAGTCTAATGGCGACGCTCCTCCGACATGGGTAGCAGCAGCTGGTACACCAACAACTAATACATACGACACAGGAACAGATGTAACTTGGACAAAACCTAGTACAGCTAATTGGGTTTTAATTGAGGTTTGGGGTGGAGGCGGTTCAGGTGGGAAAGGCATTGCAAATGCTCCTAGTGGTGGTGGAGGAGGTGGAGCATATAACTCCTTATTAGTTCGTTTTGCTGATTTACAAGGCACAGTTACTTATAGAGTAGGTTCTGGTGGCGGTGCACAAACAACAGCTTCAACTTCTGGTAATACAGGAGGAACATCCTATGTAATAATGGGAACATACGCTGGTGGTGGCGATAAGACTCTATCTGCTTTTGGCGGTGCTGGCGGTCAGTATTTAACTACTGGTGGATATGGTGGTGGCGGTGGCGGTATTTTTAGTGCTGGCAGTACTTATGTTGGTGGTTCTCCTGTTGCAGGAAACGGAATTCAAGACCAATCTTTCCCCGAATCAACTTATGGTGGCGGTGGGGGAGGAGCTAATGGAACTGGTCTTGTAGCAAACGGTAGCAATTCTGTTTATGGTGGTGGAGGTGGTGGACAAGGTACAGATGGTGCTGGTGTTGCCAATACAAACCGTGGCGGTAGTTCATTATATGGTGGTGGAGGCGGAGGCGGTGCAGCTAACTCTGTAGCTGGTGGTAACGCTGGAACTTCTATTTATGGTGGCAACGGCAGTGCTGGTGCTATTGATGCAAATACTTCTTCTGCTGGAACTACACCTGCTGGTGGCAGTGGCGGTACAGAAGGCGGTAACTCAGGTGCTGGCGGTGGTGGTCGTGTTCGCTTTACTTATTGGTAATTTATATGACAACTCTTGCATGGATTAATACTCAAACCAATGTCTGTGATAACACAACATTAGACGATAGACCTGCTTCTGAATTTCAGATTGAAGGTTATTTAATACTAGACCTCGACGCTATAGGCGGTGGTGGAATAGGCGATACATGGGATGGAGAAAAGTTGTCTAAACCATCTACACAAGAATAATTTAAATAAAGACTATCATGGCAGACATCGATCCTATAGAATACGGTAAACTAGTTCACGCAGTAGAGAACTTAGAATCCAAAGTAAGTGCAATGGAGTACGACATCAAGAAACTCGTAGCAATGGCTGAGAGATCTAAAGGATCTTTATGGGCTATCATGGGAGCTGCCTCAGTCTTTGGTGGTTTTGTAACTTGGATAGCTGACTTGGTGTTCCGTAAATGAGTATTATACATTCCGTAGGAAAGAACTTAACAGCAAATACGCTGACTACTCTCTTTACTGTTCCTACTCGTAACTTAGCAAAAGTTACTAATATACTAGTAAGTAATCACAGTACTTCTGCTAAACATATTACTGTGTATTGGTATGATGCTAGTGAAAATATAGCAATAGAGGTCTTGTTTGAATATAATTTAACAGCTAAAGCCTATCTAGTATTAGATAATGGTTTCTATTTTATGATGGATGAGAAAGATGAACTTAGAGCTATCTCACAAACAGGTTCAACTACCACAATCATATCATCGTTTGAGATAGAGCAACGTAGTTCAGTACAACAATTTTCATAAGGAGAAGTAAATGGCTACGAAGAAACAAGAAGCTAAGATTAGTAAAGTAATGCGTGAGTATAAAAAAGGAGAACTCAATATTGGTAAATCTCCTAAGAAGGTTAAATCTCGCAAACAAGCTGTAGCGATTGCGTTATCGCAAGCTGGTATGTCTAAGCCAATGAAGAAAGGAAAATAATATGCCAATGGTAAAAGAGAAGAAGTTCCCCTATACAACTAAGGGTAAGAAGCAAGCTAAGCAGTATGCTAAGAAGACTGGTGCTAAAGTAGTTGCTAAGCCTATGAAGAAGATGGGAGCTATGCGTGGCTACTAAGCCTGGCTTGTATTCTAATATCGCAGCTAAGCGTCGTAGGATCGCTGCAGGATC